GGTTAAACTTATGTTTAGTTCCTCCTAATCTTATTGTATTACCATGTCTACCTGATACTAAAACGTCACCAGGGTATGTTTGTAAAGGTGCTACTTTATCATTTTCTTCAAAATCCTCTCCTAAATCAACATCGTCATTACTACTTTGGAGTGTATCAGGGTAAGCGTTATGGTTTGGGTGGTTCCAAATATTGACTGGTGATAGCCAATAGTTTTTAGTTTGTAAGGAATTTATTGCTCTATTTTCAGATGGAAGAGAAGAAATAATTACTATTTCATTCTTAAGAGGTAGTTGCGTAACATTAGCATTACCACAGTAAGCAAATGGTAATACACTGTCTTCATCTTCTTTATTTGCCTTACCTAACTCTCTATAGACTACTCCATTTATAGCTTGAGAGCGACCAAATTCATCCCAGTAAGGACTAGACTCATCCAGTACAACTTCTACCACTCTACCAAACTTAAACGTTGGTTTAGTGCCTCTACCTGCTGCTTGTGCAACAGCTTTTGCTAATATACTACCTCCAAAATTAAACATCTTCCTCTTCTGATTCGTCTTTTACGTTATCTACTTCATCAGATATTTGTTCTGACTCTTCTAGTAAGTCTTGTAATGAATCAAAATCGAACATATCTCCACCTTCGCCTTTAGCGTTAGCAGCTTCAATTCTTTGAACAATAGTAGCTAATTTAATAAGAGCTTCATCATTTTTAACTCCAATTTCCATATACTCTTTTATCATAGGAACGATTAAAGTAGCATCTCCTATATTTTCTATAAGAGGTTTTAATTCACCAATCAGGCCTTTGACCTGAGCTCTAGTTGTAGTAGAGTTAGTGTGGATCTCGGAAAATAAATCTGATAAAGTCTTTCCGTCAAATATTTCTTTATCTAAACTCATTAGTGTTCTTTTATATAAATAGACTAACGTAATTTATTGACGATATGACCGTTTTCGTATAACTTTAAATACTTTGAATAAAAGTCTTCTTTTAACACTGTAACTACTCTAGTCAAAAGAGGAGTCTCACAATTTGTTATCTCTCTTATGTAGATATAAAGTGCTTTCTTTCTAAAAACTTCTAAATCGTTTCTAGTTTTAAATATTGTAAGGACTGCATCTGCTATTTTCTTTTCTATATCCTTCACAAACATCTCATCTAACTCTTCATACATCTCAGCTACCCACTTATCTATAAAAGCACCTAATGTAATAGTGTACTTAGTTGTTTCTTCTAAAGTAAATGAATCATCATCGTATGAATCTTCAATATCTGAAAATTGACCTATCTTTTTTAACTTCTTATAGTTTTTATTGTTGTAATTAATCAACCAACGTTTTACTATTGTACCGAAATAAGAGTATGCTTTTGCTCCATTAGTAGGATCAAACTTCATAATCTTTTGTTCTAGTAAAATAGAGACTATTTCGTGTTTAAGATTTTCTATCTGGTCAACATCCGTGTAGTAAAACTTGAATGTATGTATAATGTTTTCTGCTAACTTGTAGAAAGGATAGTATATGTGGTCTGTAAATATTTTGTTACGGTATGTATCATCCGTTGACTCATTATATTTGACTATGTAATCTTCTGTTTCTGACGTAAAGTAATTAGCTTTGCTCTTCTTTCTTGGCATCTGTAAATCGGTCTAGTTCTGTTTGAACTTGTTTCATTTGTTCGAAAAAATAACCGACCTCATCATCTGATTGAAAAACCCCACGTTCATCTAGAGTGGTAAGGTGCTTTTGTGAATTTATTATTGTTTTTTGTATATTTGACAAAGAATCTTGTAAACTCGTTACCGTATCTTCGTATTTTTCTACCTTCACTAGTAGATTTCTTAAAATATAGATAAAAAGAAGGAGGATACCTACTAAAATGCCGGAAATTATATTATATGCTGTAAAAATAGTTTCCATTATAGGTTTTTAAGTGTATTTTTAAGTCCTTCTGAAGCATTTACCCTTTTACCTGTTGACGATTGTGTCTTTTGTGTCTTAGCTACCGTATTACCACCGTTTCTCTTCCACATATCGTATTCTACTTTGGATGCTAAAAAGTCTGCACTGTGTAGAACTGATATAATAGAAGTTTTTTGTCTGGATGACTCTTGATAACTAAAAAAGTATGCTTTATTAGCTTCATCAAACACACCGTCATGTAATCTAATAGCAAGAAACTCTTTCTGACTAACCTGTAGACCGAATTTCTGAAGTACAAATAGTGATCTGTCTGGAATAAGCATGAAATCTAAATCTGAGTTGTTAGTATACATTTCATTTAACTTATCTTGACGCCATTTGTCTGTCTGAGGTAGGTAATTTACTTTAGTACCATCACCTAACTTACCTAAGTCGTGAAATAATGCGGCAAACACAAGTTCTTCTTCGGTGTAATCTATAGTTCCACCCATCTCCTCGTATAACCTAGACTGCTTCACCGCATATTCCACTACTCTATTGACATGATCAACATACCCACCTTGAAAAGCATTGTGGTACCAAGATTTACTACTAGCAGGAGCTAGGGCATACTCTTCTTGATAGGAATCTATCATAGATAATACCTTATCTTTACGATCGGTAATATAAGTTTCCACTATCTTTAAGTGCTTTTCGTAGTTTTTTTGGATTTGCTCTTTAGTCAATGACATATTAGATTAATTTATTTATTATTTTATATATATTTATATACTTATATATTATTATTAATATTATTTATCATATATCTTATATATTTTATAATATAATTTAAGATAATAATAATATTTCAAAGAATCAACTATTCCACAATAAACTTTTCAAAATAATTATCCTTTACAACGGTATAGTCACCTGCTTCCCATAGTACCCTCATAGCAACTGTAATAGTATCACCTATCATCTGAGGTATAAACGGTCCTAATACACGTCTACTAACCATTTTATCTCCAACTTGCCTAAAGTAAATAGAAGTAGACTGTGCAATGTTAACTTCAATACCTTCAAATTGAGTAAGAGGTAAATCAATCCATTGTTCCGGAATAGTATTGCCTTGTTGAGTTTGTAAACCGGTGAACGGCTTAAATAAAGGTAAGGTTATGACTAACGTATCACCGATTACCCAAGAAGTATCACTATCAAATCTTGCTTCAACAACGGATTGATTATTATATTTTAATTCACTAACTGTAGGACTTGCTTCAACACCTAATATAAAGTAAGGTAAGTACTCTCTAGTCCAATCTAACTTAACATGATAGTATCCATTCTCATCCATAGAGTTAGGAAATATCATTTTAGCATTACATTCACCACCAAGACAGGTGTCGATGGGGATTGGGTCTATTGTGCATGATAGTACGGCGCTCGCCGCCGCAAAAAGCGCAAGTCGCACAGCGATTTTCTTTCTAAACATAGTGTAAGTATATATCATCTACTTCTTTTTGTATTTCCTTTCCCACCCTATCGGTTAATTCATCATAACCTTCGGCTTGTACTACACCTACGGTACCATATAGAGAGATGATTAAATCTACTTGCTTACCATCTACGTCAGTTCTGAAGTGTATATCGTTATTGACTGTATCGTGTACACTATATGGATATTTAGGTAGTAGTCTTTCTAGGAGCAAAGCTCTAGTCTGAGTTATATCAGAAGACTTTGAATATGACTCCATTATTCGAATAAACTTAATTGTACATTCTTTGACTCAGGCTTAGTAATCTTATAAGCTCCATCTACTTTACGAGTAGGTCTAAATTCTTCTCCTTTATTATCTATAAGCTTTCCATCTACTATAGCTAAAGCATGCTTACTTACAGTTAATACAAAGTTACCTTTAGGATTATCTTTGATAAAAGACTTAACCGTCTTTTTACGTTGAATATGCTCTCCATATAACTTATATGTATTATGAGTTCTGGACTTACCTAATACGTTTACTTTAAATCTCTTATCGCCTATAAGCAAACCATTCTTTTCAGCATTAAGCATTTGACCGATTATCATATGATTCTCAGTTCCTTTCTTACTTACTCTACCAAACTGTTCTTTTACCTCTTGATGAGTAGTATCATAATCCATGTCAGTTGCAGCAGCTAACGCTCTTACAAAACAATCGTTATTTTCTTTTTTTGCTATTTCGGAATTAGTAATTCCTTTAATTGTACTACTTGTTAAATTTATCATAACCTTTATTTTAATATTATACTTAAATATAGGCAGAATAATTCGAAGTAACAACTTTAAACCAAAGTATTTTTAGTTTTTTTTTGATAATTTAGTCCAACTACCTTACGTACTACTTTAGACATATTAGGATTAGTCTTATGCATAACACTACCATTAAATATAAGTATTTCTCCATTGGATACCGGAATATCATGTAAAGACTTATCATTTTTATTTTGGATAACTAGTGAACTACTCTTATCACTCTCATCAACCTGTATATATCCTACGGATACAACATGATCTTTAGGGTGACTATGTAGATTTATGTATGATTTATAAGGGTATTCGTTATACCACATTCTATCCAAGGTAAATTCACTGTTAAAAAGCTGAACTACCTGGTTGTATAAGTATTCCTTATAGTGTTTCCATATGGGAAAGTTACTATTCTTAATATCTGGTGTGGATTCTACTTTAGGACCTAAGTAATTATAGGGAACTGGATGCTCATTAAACGAATATTTGATTTTATACCATTGGTTAAATAGATTTAATCTAGAAAAATCATATTTTACCTTATATATAGTTTCGTTACCTACATTATATTGTTTCATATTAAAGTACCGATCTTCTTTTTTGTATTTTTAAGAAGATCTACATACTTTACTATTGTGGCACATTTTTCATATTGCTCAATACGTTCGTAGTAGTATAAAAAATCCTCCATTACTTTTACACTCTTTAATAACTCATAAGACTCACCTACTTCGAAGTGTAGCTGCCTTATATCTATTCTTTTTAGATAACCATATAACTTATTGAAGTATTTATACTTAACGACAGCTCTTGAACCTTTGTACTGTCTAGGGTATTGATACATATACATTTGATCCATGATAGTATAGTTTTCTAAACCCCTAACAACCATGTTGATTAGTACATAAGGATTGTCTAGAGCTTCTTCTACACCATGTTCTTTATATATCTCTTCATCTCCTTGTTCAAAGATGTTGAATAAAGTATTTGGATCTAATCTGTTCATGTTTATAAATATAGGAATTAAATTATGATATACAAGTGTGTCTATACCTAAAAATCTCCCCGCGTATTTCCCCTAGGTTTAGTAGGTTCTTTAATAAATAGTTCTTATATTATAGTATGAGTCAAAGCTTTATCATATCGGCTATTACCTTTCTAATCATAATGGTGCTGTTCCATGTCGTGAAGGATGTTATACTGGGTAACTATCAAGTGACTAATGGTCAAAGAGCGAAGGTAAACAAGAGATGGTATATAAGTACGGCAATAGGACTGGTTATCCTATATGTTATATATGGATGTACTTCAGAGACTGAGATATGTAATAAACAAGAACCGACTATAGGAGTAATATGTACTGAGATATATCAGCCTATAAGAGCGCCAGACGGTACAGTATACCCAAACTCATGTTATGCCGAAAGAGATGGATGGGATAATTCTTGTCTAATACTTGAATGAAAAACTTCAAAGATATAGAACCGGCAGATGTGGTAGCATTTATAATGTGTCTTATTCTATTATATCTCTATATTAGACTTATCTTCAATATATAAATATATAAATATATATAACACTATATACCGAGAATCAATATTTCGATGGGATTGAGTATGGCAGAATCCTGCAGACTACCAACCTCTTAGGGAACATTACTGGCAGTGTGCAATCAAGGTTAGGTCAACCCGATATAGGAGTGACCAAATGGGGTAGGAGTATTCCGGAAGGATCCTTTAGACGAACTAATTTACACTAGACCAACTAGCAAGGACAAAAGATCCATAATGAGGCATAGAGTAAATAGAACACTCCAGAGATAAAGAGCCCATCCCATATATAAGGCAGCAATTGTTTTATCTTATTCATCTATAGAGGGTTTAGATACCTTACTTACTCTATATAGAAGCTCAATAAGCTTATTATGCATAT